CAGACTTTGGAGATTTCTCGCCCGGTCGATATCGGTTCCACTTTTCCAATGTGCGCAGGTTGCGCCAACCCATAACCTATCGCGGTGCGCTGTCCTTGTGGGCCGTGCCGCCTGAACTTGAAGTGCGACTGCTTGCGCAGGCGCAGCCGACTAACCGGAGTGCCCGTCTATGAAATACATACCGTCTGAAAGGAATCTGAGCATCTATCGCAAGGCTGTGCTTGAGGAGGTCACTATCGAGGACCTTGCGAGCGAGCACGGTGTAACGACGCCGCGCATATCGCAGATTGTGCATCGTGTCGGCCAGCACTGGCACGGCAAGAAGATGACGATCACCGAGCTGCGCGAGCATGAGAAAAAGATACAAGGCGATCTGCCTGATCCGCCCGGAGGTGCCTGATGCAATCATCTGAAATTAGACCTTGCGACATGTGCGATCGAGGCCTGTGCGTCGATGGCGCGGTCACGTTCTTGCGCGTTCGCTTTGAGCGGTTCCGCGTTGATGCGTCGCTGCGGCATGACAAACAGGCCTTTGTAGCGATGTACGAAGGCATGAGCCTGCCGGACTTTGTTCCGCCTGAGCAGTCCTTGCCCGAGGCTGCGTTGCTGATCGACGAGCCAGCGGACTTGATTGTGTGCGAGACTTGCGCCAACAGCGAAGGGACCGAACTACTTGCCAAGCACGCTGCAGGGCAGCTGGCAGCCCGCAAATTCCTTGCTGGCAACATTGACCAAGGGGACCAAAAACATGACTGTGAGAATCAGGACTGAGGACGGTGCGGTCGGTAAATCGATCACCGCCAAGCGAAAGAAAATTAATGGCACTGAGCAAACCATCTGCTCGCTGAGTGTGCAGATGACCGTCAACCGACGCGAGTGGGAGCAACTGGCAGCCTTGCCGACCGACTACTGCGACCACTTTTACAATGAAGAAGGCATGCCTGTGGCGCAGCTGAGTCTGCTGTTCACGAAGCTTGAACTCGAATGCAACGGCAAGATCACGCACGGTGGTCTGAACACTGAGGAAGACGATGCCAGGAAGCTGCCATTCCTGCCGCTGAAAAACGCCACTGCCAGTGATTGCCGGTTCATACCCGAGCCGAATACCGCCGTGTTCATCTGCAAGCTGTCATGGGTTGCTGAGGGCGATGAGGTCGAAGAGGTTTCGGATCTGCTTGGCGCGTTCTGCGATATCGATTTGAAGTTCACTGTGCCGGCCGAGCAAAAGAACCTTGACCTCGGTGCTGGCGGTGCTGACCGTGAAAAGATCACCGAGGCGCTGGGCGAGCTGCTTGAGGATCTGGCTCTGCTGGAAATCAATATTCCAGCTGACCACGCGATCTGGCAGACGATCAGCCCGACTGAGTTGAAACGTGTGCAGACGTTCAACCTGAACTCGAAGGCCGGTAAGAATGTTCGTATGCCAGCGGTGCTCAAGCCGCTGTTTAAGAGCAAAGAAGGGACGGCTCATTGATGCTGATTGTTACGCGCAAGCCCGGCGAGAAGATTGTCATTGTAGATGGCAAGCGCACGGTCATGGTGACAATAACCAAGTGCAAGTCTCAAAACCTCAAGACAATGGCTGTGGCCGGATTGATGGTTGATGGCGACATAGAAAAGAAGTCGGTCAATGTGTTTGTCGGCGGGTCTTGGTGGCTGTGGGGCGAGGTTTCCGTGCATGTGCACGGCGTGAGCCGCGGTCAGGCGCAGATTGGTGTGGAAGCGCCAGCACACATTGCTCTTGATCGCGAAGAGGTTTACTTAAAAAAACAGGAGGCTGCAGGTCATGCCTAAGATCAAATCGAAAACGAAAAAGAAAACCCCAAAGCAGCGAGCTGCTGCAGTGCGGAGCATGGCGGCGACGCCCGCTGTCGAGGAAAAGCCTGCGAAGGATCTGCGCGACCTGAGTGTGGTTGTTCAGGGTGCCGATGCAGGGCTGCTGCTCACTATGCTGCAGCGGCAAAACGATTTGCTCGAGGTCGTTGCAAAGAGCACGGCCAGGTTGATGCTTATTGCTGATAACGAAAACCGCGTGGCCGGCGAGTCGCGTGCTGTGCCTGATGCGCTTGACCTGCGCCGCGACGTTGTTCGTCTGCTGACACGCAATGCGATGACTGAGACCTTGATTATTGACTCCGACGGATCGGCCGATGAGAACAGCGACAGCAAACCTAATGCCGATTAGCCCGGAAAACAAAGCACGATACCCGGACAACTGGCCAGAGATAGTCGAAGACATACGGCTGCGCTCTGGTGACTGCTGCGAAGGATCGCCTGCTTACCCTGATTGCCGTGCTGCCAACCGGCAGCCACACCCTGCGACTGGATCCATAGTCGTGCTGACTACTGGCCACCTTGACCACACTCCCGAGCATTGCGACGAAGGCAACCTGCGCCATTGGTGCCAGCGTTGCCATCTGACCTATGACGCTGAACACCACGCGGAAACCCGCTACATTAATGCGCGGTGCAAGCACACCCTTGAACTGTTTGACGATGAGGAAAGCCAATGAGCATCAACTTTAATGCACCTGTAAACGAAGAAACCCGCGACCTGCTGCGTGGCGCGTTTGGCAAATCGATTGCGAACGATGGCAAGCACTTTCTGTATGACAAGTTGCCGGCGATCAGCGGCCCGCTGATGAAGGAGGTTGCCAGGACTGCTGGCCAGACAGCCGAGCTTGAACTGAACACCGAAGGCGACGTAAAGAAACTGTCTGATGGTACGCGCTACATGGCAACCACTGAGGGCTGGCAGAAGCTGCCGGCAAAGGCCTGATGCCTAGAAAGCCGTGCGCTACATCGATGATATGTGGCAGAGCTATCGTCGCGTTGTCGTGCCAAAGGACGCAACGCCCGTGCAGCTGATCGAATGCGAACGCGCGTTCAAGGCCGGTGCCGCCAGCCTGCACATGACCGTTATGCGTGGTCTGACTGCCGGGCCTGATGCCAACGAGCCGGATATTGCTTTCATGGAAGACCTGCAGGTCGAAATCGATGCCATTGGTACCGGCCTCGATACTGCTCTGCCGCGTCCGACCAAGCGTTGATTTACAAAAATTGAGGGCTGAGTGATGGTAGAGAAAGTCACGTACAAGCCGTGCCGTTGTGGCACACAAATAGTGATCCTGAATACAGAGCGCGGCAAAAAGATCGCCGTGAACTGTGAGCCGGTAGGACCGCATCAACTCAACTTTGAGCCTGTGTCGCGATTGGAAACGATGTACCGGTATGGGCGGCATCAGCCACACGTTGCTACCTGCACCCGCAAGAGAAACCCGAGTAGAAAACGATACGTTTGACAATCCACTAACTGAAAAGGATTCCATCATGACCGCACTAAAATCCGGGCAGGTGCATCAACTGCCACCCTCGCAACTATCGCGCGATCCGCTGCAGCCGCGTGATCCTGAATCGATCAGCAAAGTTGCCCTGAAAGATCTGTCTGTGTCTTTGAAGTCTCACGGCATGCTGCAGCCAATCATTGTCAGGCAACTCGGCAAGAAGACGATCATCGTCTACGGTGAGCGCCGCTGGCGAGCTGCCAAGCTTGCAAAGATGAAGACCGTCCCGTGTGTTGTTGGCGACAAGAAGGATCTGCTTGGCCGAGCTGCCGGGCAGATAGCAGAGAACCTCGACCGTGAAGGCCTGAATACTGTGGACGTCGCCGCTTTTCTGCTGCGCCTGCAGAAGCAGGAAAAGAAAACGGTCAACGAGCTATCTGCTGAACTGGCGAAGCGAGGCCTGCAGAACGTATCGCATAAACGCATTGCGAACCTGCTGGAAATAAACAAGCTGCCGGCGTGGGCAAAGACGATGTTGCGCAAAGAGCAGATGACTGAAAAGATCGCGACCAGGTTGCTGCCTGCCTTAAAATATCCGAAGGTGCTGGCAGAGCTTCACGCCGACATGAAACGCGATGTTGAGTGGACCGGCGCTGTCGGCGAGCGTGATCTTGATCGCACCATCAATGGCGCGTATCGATCTGCTGGCCGGGACCTGAAAAAGGGTTGGGGCGACGATCAGCCCGCGTTCAATGTGGCAACGGTCTGCAAGGGCTGCGAGTTCCGCCAGAAGATTGGCGCGAACGGTGCTTACTGCATGGCCCCTGCTGACTTCGACAAGCGCAATGCTGCGGCGAAGGTTGCCAAGAAGGAACGCGCTGATCGCAAGGCTGCCAAGGGCAAGACTGCTGGCGGCACTGAGACGAAGCTGTCGCCCGCTGAGGGCAAAGCAAAGGCGGCTCGCAAGGTGATGCTGTACGAAGAGAAGATGTCGATCTGGATGGACGGCTGGCTCAGACCGCGTGTACTGGCCTGTGTCGCCGACCGTGCAACTGGCATGCAAATCTATTCGCTCACCTACTGGCTGGCCACTGGCGCTGTGAAAAAGGCCAATGAGTGGTCGAGCGGCCAGCTTGGCGCCGAAAGTGGTGAGGGCATCCGTGAACACACGCGAGGGCTGCTGCACCACGCCAAGATCGGCGACTTGCAGGCCTGCCTCGGATACGCGATGTGCGCTGATCACAAGGCCGAGCGAGACGACGGTATCGCCCGGGCTGCGGTGTCTGTGATGGACGCCGAGCAGTTGCGCTGGTTCGCCCGCGTGGTGTTGAAGTACGACCTGCTGAAAGAGGGGTTCGCCATCGATATCAAATACCTTGATCTGCACCGAAAGGCCGAGCTTATTGGTCTGGCGAAGATTGGCGGTGTGGTTCCACGTGGAACAGGTGGTGTTCCCGGTCTGAAACAGTCGATACTTTCCACCACGGATGCCGTTAAGAAAATCGCGGTGCCGAAGGCCTTGGCGGACCTGTACGGCCGTGACCCTGAGCCGATACCGGACAAGGTATTCAAGCGTTCGTCTCCGACTGCCCATGACCAACTAATTCACGACCTCGGCCTTGATTCGGGTGCCACGGTTGGTGAAATCGTCCACGCGCTGCACACCGGAACCGAGGCGACTGCTGCCAAGGCTGCCGGCGAAGCGCTGAAGGTTGCCGATGAGAAAGCTGCTGCCAGGAAAAAGAAAGCTGCGAAGAAAAAGCCTGTGAAAAAACGTGCTGCCAAAAAGAAGGTTGCCAAGAAGAAAGCCCGCAAGAAGGTTGCCAAGAAAAGCCTGACGCGAAGCCTCGCGATACTGACTGCCTAGTCAGGCCCGGGCGCTGGCGTCGGCGATCCTACGCCACGCCAGCGCACCCGGTTCAATTGGCCTAGTTTCCCGGCCATCCATCCAAAGTAGTCCACTACAGGCCCGCGCATGGCGTCAGGCCTAGCCAAATTGGTGCTTTTTCCGGGTGGTCTGACTGCCTGATAATAAGGACTAGCCCGGGAACTGTCCCGAGGCGCTTACCGGAGAAACACCGTGGAAACCATCAAAAAATACTTTGCTGAAAACGACGCGCACGAAATTGCTGTGATCACTGTCCTGCTCGACGCCGAGGGAAACTACATTCCCGAATCGCCGACGCTTGGTATGGGTCATAACTACAAGTCCGCCGATACTGCTGCCCGTGATCTTGCACGGCGTCACGGATACACGCTGACCGGCTTCGACGCCGACCTGCTGGCGCTGGCTGCTGCCGGAATGGAGCACACTTGGAACGACATCGCTCCTGACCTTGCTGCCGAACTTGAAGGTAACGACATTGACTGCACCGACATGACTGCTGCCGACCTTTGCGAAATCTGCTCGGATCATATTTACAAGTCGGCCAGCGCGGACGAGTTCGCCGCCTACCAACTGCTGATGGAAGAGGCGAGCGGATTCTTTACGCTGCTGCCGTCGCTTGCTGCGGCGATGTCATTCAAACGATACGGAATCTAAGGGGACAATTATGGCCTACCGAATACTGACTGAAATTTCTGGCGGCGTGACTGGCAGCCGATCTGCCTACGTCAAAATAGAGGGCAAGGTGCTTGAATTTGATACTGCTGAAACCGCTGAATACTACGCTGACCAACTGCGCAAGGGGCGATCACCATACTCGCGCTTTGATCAGACCTGGACTGTTGAACCGATGAGCCCTGAAACTGATGGAGAGCAAAAATGACTGAACTGAAAATCAAAATTGGAACGCGCTACCGTGTCGCGACTCGCGACGAAGTGCTTGATGCTGCTGCCTCGTATCGTGTTAGTGAAACGATTGGTACTGCCATCCGTTCGCCTCGCGACTCTGAGCAGCTGCTGATCGATCACTTTGCTGGACGCCAGCACGAAGAGTTCGTGATTATCTTTCTGAACAACCGGCACAAGGTGCTGGCGATGGAGACGATGTTCCGAGGGACCATTGACGGAACCAGCGTCTACCCGCGTGAGGTTGTGAAGAGAACACTCGAACTGAATGCCTGTGCTTTGATCCTTTCGCATAATCATCCGAGCGGCGTTGCTGAACCGTCGCAAGCTGACGAGCGAATCACGACGCGACTGAAAGCCGCGCTGGAGCTCGTCGACTGCAGGGTGCTTGATCACATCATTGTCGGTGGCGACAACACGACCAGTCTTGCCAGCCGTGGCCTGCTTTGAAACCTACTGACCTTCATGGAGAACTGATATGCGTAACGAAAATTCTAACTTTCAATCTGGCGCTGGTGTGTTTGATTGCAGATGCTGCAATCGACGTACCCGGGGCAATTTGGATTCTGCCCGGCTTGAACTGTGCGAGGATTGCTTTGAGCTGGCCGGCCTCGATAACCAGATCAATGATGATGGCCGACAGATTGACCGTGACGAGGTTCAGGAGCGCGACGAGCGCCTTGCAAACATCGTGAAGCTTGGCGGCGACGCAGACCGCGTGCGATCGATGAACGTTTACCTGTGGCCCATCGGCGAGGTTGTTGCTCCGTTCCAGATCGACTGGCTCGAAGCCGTTGCCGGTGCGCGGCGTGAACTCGAACAGGAGGCTGCGTCATGAATCTGACCACTGCACAAATCGGTGTACTCGCCGCACTACACGCGCTGCAGCCTGCAACTGTTGGCGCGTTGCGGTGCTACTTGGAAAAGGACAGCGGCAACGCGCTGCAGGAGCTGGTTCGCCGAGGTCTGGTGAAGCGTGAGAAGTGGAAGCCGCCTGCGATGCCTGAACTGACTGAGGCGCAGCGGCTTGGCTTTGAGTCCACGCCGCAGATCAAGAAAGGCAAGCGCCCGTACCTGTACTCGCTGACTGCTGCTTCTGCGGACTGCGCGCGGCACTTGTACCTGGCCCTCGGTGCCGTTGTGAAAATCAACGGCGCTGAAATCGTCGCCATCACTGCGAGCAACGAAGCTGCCTGGGTGGATGGTCCTTACGGGAGAGTGTCATGAAGCTGCTACTCGATTGGCAACGCGAATCGCTGCTGCACAACGGCAGGCTTGCTGCGGCGGACGAGTCTGCCGCCAGCAAAACCGCGACCGTCAAACTGTTTGACGCTTGCGGGCGCTGGACGTACTACGCATTCAGCGCCGAAGCGGCCGTGACCATCTGGTCGAAGGATGATCTGATGCTTTACGGCTTCGCTGTTTCGCCGCTCGGTCCTGATTGTGACGAGTGGGGCTGTCAGTCTCTGGCTGAAGTGCAAGCGGCCAAAGGACACTTCGGTATCGGCATGGAACGTGACCTGCACTTTGCCGGTGTGACGATTGAACAAATACAACAGGGCGAGCGCCCGTAACCTTTGAGGATCTGATAATGAAAACGACAACTGGATATCGACCGACGCCCGGCTTTGTGCCGACTCTGTTGGTGCTGCTTACGCTCATCGTCATGTTGGTGCTGTCGTGAACTTGCCCATCAAAGCACCGGATGACCGGCTGCTCTTTTCGAGCTGGCGGGATCTGGCCCGACTGGTGAACGCCTGCAATCAAAGCACTCGCGCGATTGCGAATCGGCTCGGCATCAGTAGCTCTGATCTGCGTGCGTACATGCGCGGCCAGCGTGATTGCCCGTACCCTGTGCAATACGCGATCCAAGCGATTCACGGCAGCGAGCCGATCTGCGATCAGAGATTTGAAGTGCAGACGCTTGTCGGCGGCGAGTGGGAAAACATCTGGGCCGTTGATGGTGAGCCAGAGACGTTCGAGAGCCAAGCCGATGGTGATGCTGCAATCAGGGAGCACCTTGAGGATCTGGACGATGCAAAAATGTGCGCTGACGAATACCGCGTGATCGCAACTATCTGACGTTGCGGCAGCCCGGGCGTCCTGCCCGGGCTGCGCTCCTTAGTCCCAATTCCACTTCTCGTTTTAGTCGTGTGCGGTGTCAGCTGGTGTCGTGACCCGGTGCGCATTCGCGTATATCGTAACGCTTGTCCTTGTTGATATCCGAGTACGCGGTCTGCTTTTCCTCGTAGGCTTTTGTCAGCGTCCGGTTGAGTGCTCCGGTCCTGCCCTTGCGCAAGAAAAAGATGCGGCAGATTTCCTGCCCGAGCGCCAGCTTGTAGGTGCTGGTCGACTGCTCAAGCAGTGTGTTCAGCTTCGTGTCGAGTGCTTCTGTTTCTGATGTCTTCGCGACGGTTCCACCCCACGGCAAAACGTCTTGCACAATTAGGTGGCCGACCAGGCTGCCTGTGAGAATGATCATGAATGCCGTGATCCTCACAGACCACCTGTAGTGCAGGTCGGCGTCAGCCGCGTTGTGCGGCTTGAAAAAACCCCACAAGTAAGATGCGCCATCACGAAAAGCAGCGAACATCAGCCGGGGATCTGCGGCTTGTCTTTGTCTTCTTCGTCGGCAGACTGATCAGCCATGCCTGGCTTGGTTTCGTCCGGGTCCTTTTCCTCTTCGTCCTCAGACGGGTCTGCGAAACCGGCTGGTGTTTTCTTTTCCTCTTCGTCTTCGTCCTCAGACGGAGCTGCAAGACCGGTTGCTGGTTCCGGGTCGACTGGTGATGGTGCAGGCGCTGCCGTTGGATCGGCGTTTGTCGTGTCGGTGTTTGGAGCATCGTCGGGTGGATCGTCTACCGTTTCATCCGGTGCCGGCGTTTGCTCGGCAGGTTCGCCGCCCGGTGGTTCGAGTTTGCCTGACTGCCCTGTGAAGGCCGCTGCAGCTTTCGGGCTGCTGTTCTTTGAGCTCTTGTTGGCGGTCGACTTGCTGGCAGAGGTTTTCTTCTGCAGCTTGTCGCCTTCGGTGTTGATCTTGTCGTGCAGTGCTGGCCAGTCTGGCTCGACGCCAGCTGCTTGTGCTGCTGCAACGTCGCGCATGAATGCGTCAACATCCTGTCCTGACTGGATGCCGTCGGCGATGAAATTGAGTGTCTTTGCGGCCGCTTCGTTCTCCTGCATTGCGAACAGCATTGCGAGCGAGCGGAAGGTTGAGATTCCAAGTAAACGAGGATTCATGTTTGAAGCTCCTGATTTGGCGATTGAGGGTGTGCTGCGCTGTCAGTTGTTCCTGGTCAGCGCCGCCTGATTGCGTTGATCATGCTCGATAAGGCAATTGCGGCATCGTTCAATGCGAGCTGCAGTGCCTCCTCGTTTTCCGCTGATCGAACTGCACTGAACGCCTGTGCGGCCGTGCCGAGCTGCAAAATTATTGGCCTGGCTGCAAGTTCCGCAGCGGCCATCTTGTCAACGACCGACTGCGAAGCGCCTGCGTCCGCAAGATCGTTGGCTTCGATCTGCAGTGCGTTGAAATGGCTGGATGCCACGAATGCTTTTTTGTCGAGCGTGTCTGCGCCTTCATAGGCAAGCCGTGTGCCACTGCAGGCGCTGATCGCAGTGAGGCTGAGTAGTGCAACGGTCAGGATCATCGCTGCTGATGAAAATCGTTTGCGCATGTTCTGGTCCTCTGGTTGGTTTGCTCGGGTGTGGGGCAGTTATACCAGCCACCGCCAGTCAGGACCAGCGGCACAAACTGTCGATCAGGAACACCGCCAGAGCTAACCAGCGCCCGCCAGCCATCCAGCGCGGCCAGAACGGCCCCTGTGAAGCTACTACCCCTCATGTATTCCCGACTTCGGACGGTACAGGGCCGCTCATGCGGGCAGGGCGTTCTGTGAGCCAGATCACAGCGGCTGGCGGCAGCGGTTGCCATACTCGGGTCTTCAACGACGTTCATGGAGTGACCACAATGAAAACCGAAACCTGTTCTGCCACATCGAAAGCTGCTGCCCAGCGCCGCGTGCGCAACGAATTGCGCAAGCTGACGGACATCGAGTTCTGCTTACAGGCCTTGGGTGTCGGCACTGCTGTAACCAGCGCCGCTGCATTCCTAGTGCTGGATAAGCTTGATCCGCCGCGCAGCTGCTAGAGAACGCGCAAACAGAAAAGGCCCGCACGAAGCGGGCCTTTTTTTGCCTGCAGGATCTGCAGCGAGATTTATTCCGGTGGCTTGAGAGCCTGCTTTCGGATCTGGTGAATGCCGACCGATGCGCTGCCGACCAGCGCGCCTGCGACGATTGTTTCCCACAAGCCCAGGCTGGCTGTGGCTGGATTGAAGTCACCGATATCGAAGCCGACTGACTTTGAAACGCCTGCAAGCACCGCGCCTGCGATCGGCAACAAGATTGGATAGTAGGTCTTTGGAATGAACTCGCCGACCTTCGCATTGATGAGCGCGAGTGTTGGCGGTACTACTGCGGCTGCGATGAGCGGCAGTGCGCTGATCAAAGCATCCAGCGTTGATGTGAGAAGTTGATCCATGTCCGGAACCTCTTTTTTGTTGAGTGTCCGCTGATCGTATCTGATCGAATGCGATCGAGAAACTATTGGCGGTGTGCTTCTTGCTCGATGAACTCTGCAGCACGGTTGTTCCAGCCCGCTGCAAAGATCGCCTGCAGCTTGTAGCCATTGCGCGTGACCTTCGATAGTTGCTTGTCGGCCGAGACCAGTCGCCCGAACAATCGAATGCGCTTGGCGATGATCAACAGGAACAGTGTTTGCGCGTTTGCGTTGTCGGCCGCCGCCAGCGTGATCGGTCCGAGTACACCATCCCGGCGAACGCCGAGTGCTGCCTGCAGCCACTTGCTCGGACGCTTTGGTCCGTGGTGAACGCCTGCATCGATCAGCAGTTCCTGGAGTGCTGCGTTGCTGATCTGATCGAATTTCGGGGCGCTGATGTAACGCTTGAAATAGAACTCGCGTGCCTGTGGCTCGGTGACTGCCTGCAGGTCTACGGCTGTCAGTGTCTGATCGTGTTTGAACTCGCGCCATGACTCGAGTGTGATTCCGCCTTTTGTTGGCCCGCCGCGATCCGCTGCCAGGTTGGTGTATTTCGGCCAGCCCTCGCGCTTGAGTACTGCGCTGATTGTTGTGTCGGTGCTCATATCAGTGGGAAAGCTACGTCTGGCGGTGTGAATGGGCCAGTGTAAAGCGCCTTGCCCTTGGTGAGTCGAAATCCATCAAAGTAACCCTCATGAAGCGGTGTTGTCGCCTTGCCAATCAGAATTTCGTCAGCGCCAATGTTGAAAGCTGAGTTGTAAGTTCCTTGGCTCACGCCGTTCAAGAACATTTCGTGAATGTTGTTGGCTCTCTGCACTGCAATGTGGTTGAAGGTGTTAAGGGAAAGCGCCGTTGTCGAGATTCGGGTCGCGCTGTTCTGATACCAGTTAACAACTGTGCCGCCGGTTGGCATCCGCATTATTATCTCGCCGATGCCGACAGGTCCGTACTGAATGAAGTCGACGCCCGGCGATGGCGTGTTGACCGTCAAGTACATCTGAAATTCCAGCGTGTAATCGAGCTGCGCCAAATCCATTTCAGCAGAAGACGCAAACGACGCCCAGCCGCCAACAGGAACGTACAGCGATGATCCGCCAAACTTTGATTTATCAGTGCTTATCTTGGCTGCGCCGCCGAACGTCGCGGCCCGTGCGTAGCGGTCTACGCTTGTGTATGCCGTGTCTCCGTCGTCACCATCGAAGTCCGCCTGCAGCAATACCCTATGGAACCAGTATTCCTCGGTTGGCGGCGTGAACGCACTGTTATAGATAGCCGTGCCCTTGACGACTCTAAGCTCATCAATCCAACCGTCCAGCATATTTGGTGAGCCTGCACTTTCACCGATACGGAACGTCGACTGTGAGAAAGTTGCCGCGACAGAACTCGTGCCTATAGATACGCCATCGATAAACAGTTCATGTACCCCGTCTTGTCTGACCACTGCGATGTGATACCACGTATCGACGACAAGATTACCGCCAGTGATGCGGTCAAAGCCGGCGAAATTGAATCGCAAATTATTCTCACCAGCCAACATATACAGAATGCCAAGGGTGCCGACCGACCATGACATGATGTTGTGAACATCTAGCAAATTGAGCCGTAACTGGAACTCGACGGTATAGTCACCGGTGCCGAAGTTGAAGACAGCATGCGACGGCACGACCACAGAGTCACTAGTGCCATCGCATAGTAAAGCAGAGACGCCGAACTCACTCTGTGCCGTATCAATCTGCGCGTTACCGCCAAAGGTCATCGTCGCATTCTGGTCGGACTCGTCGACCGCTGTTGTTGCTGCGTCGGTGCCATCGAAGTGCGAATGAAACGAGACTTCAGAATAATCAAAGAAGACGCCGACTGTGAGATCTACTTGGCTGCTTAAACCTCCGCCCGGAAGTGCGTTAGCGACTTCGATTGCCTTGATGCCTACCGATGCGACGTCCGAAGCTGGCACAGAAACAATTAGCGACGTTGTGCCCAGATAAACATGTGGCCGTGGTAGTCCTTCAATGAGTGCTACGGTCCAATAGTTGAAGTCGCTGCCAATGAGCGTCAAGTCAAATGCAGGTGCCCCGCTGGAAACGGCAGAAGGAGCGATGCTTGTCAGTACAGGAACAGGATTTAGTGAGCCGAGCCACGGTGCCGGCAAAACGGTGCCTAATCCGTTGCTGGTGAAATAGTCGTCATCGATGATGTGGTAGAGGATGACGCCAATTGGAACGTCTATGAAAGACCAAGTGTCTGCTGCCAGGTTGTAAACAGCGATGTTGCCTTCCTCGCCTGCCCAGTCGCCAGTTGCTGCCGGCAGTGCTGGAATAAAATACCTGTCGCCGTCACCGAGGCCGCTGAGTGGACCTTCCAGATCGTTGCCTAAGACGCCCGTGAAAAGATCAGCACTGCCGCCAGTGAACGGTGCTGTTGCTCCCGCGCCATCGGTTGAAAACAATTCTTCTGACTGTTCGTCGTAAAACAGAACGCCGATTGGTGCGACGAAATAAACGTATGTGCCTGTGTCGGCATCGTACTCTGCTATCTCGCCTTCGTGGCTTGCCCAGTCGCCAGTGGCCGCTGGACTAATCGGTATGTAATATCGATCACCATCTGCAGGGCCTGACGGCGGTCCCGATAACACCTTGCTCAATACGTTCGGGTTCGTGTCGTCAGCGACGACAGGTGCCAAGGCTGCTGTCTGTGCTGCTGCCGCTTGTGCGACGTTGTAGTTCAGGCCTGTCAGCGCGTAAATATCCTGCAGTGCTTCGACCGCGATCTTGCCGTCTTCAAGTGCGCCAGCGTTTGTGTTCATCACTCGCATGACAACGCTCTGCAGTGCCGGCCGTGGCCATGTCAGTTTGAAAACGTCGCCGATTGTCTTGTCCCAAAACTCGCGGTTGATCGCGAAGCGTGCTCGCCACAATGGCGATGAGCGCGCTGCCAGCTCGCGCGAAGCGACCAGCGTGATCATGTCGTTGTCGGCGATGCCCGACCGATCGATTGACTCGGCAACGACGCCGCCTTGATTGCGAATGTTTGCCAGGTCCTGCACGACAATCGGGATTGCTTTGAGCGTGTCTGGATCCGTGTACGTGATCTGCAGCTCGTTGACTGTCTCGCCCCAACCCTGCGTTTGCAGTGACTCCATTCCTGCTTCGCTGATCTGGTCGACGCCAAAGTCATCGAGTGTGCCGGCGTCGTAGTCGCCACGAAACAGCTTGAGAACGTACTTGTTGTTGCCCGGATCGAGCGCCAGCACGCCGCCGATGTGGTCGACGACAATCTGCAGGAAATCTTCAACGCGCGATGACTGATTCCAAAGCAGGTTGAGCCCGAGGCCTTCGGTGTGCATCGTGTCGGCCACCGCCATGAAACTTGTCTCATCGATCTGCGATGTGGTTGTGCCTTGCCCGAAGCGCGGATCTGTCAGCACTTGGTAGATGATGTGCGCGGCGTTCATGCCGTTGCCGACTGCTGCCTTTGCCGAGTACCAAACTAGGTCGTTGTGCCAGCCCTTTAGAATGCGCTTTGTCGTGAATGCGAACGGCTTTGCAAATGGTGAGTTGCCAATGTAGCCGAACTCGCGCCCGGTGATTTGGTCGACGCCGCTGCGCTCCCAGACGATGCCGAACATGCTGCGGAACGCTGGCATTGGTCCTGCGATTGCGCCATCAAGATAGGTGTTTGCTGTCTGTGCTGGCTCGCCCATCATCACGGCCAGGCTGCCGACCATGCCGCCCTCTTTCTTGTCGCCGCCGAACATGTCTGCCTGATCGGTGACTTCGATTGTCTGGCTTGATGTGACTGAGCCGGTCCAAAGTTCTTTGTCGCCGACCTCGATCTTTGTCAGCGCATCGACTGGACCGTAGCCAAGACCGAAGTGAATGCCGAGGTGATATCGAAAGCCGATTGTGGTCGACGAGAAGAGGCTGCGCTGCTTGATCTTTGTGGCCAGTAGATCGCCGTACCAAAGCACGTTTGCGCCTGTGATTCGCTTGGTTCCGAACAGCACAGGTAAAGGCCTGTCGAGCTGCGCTGTTGGCAGGTCGAAATCATCGATTGTTGCTGGCTTTTGCTTCGGTGGCTTCGGCGCAAGTGCAACGCTCACGACCAGTGAAATCAGGAACCAAACGAATTGCGGCCAAACCATCAGCTGTCCTCAGAATACATTGCCGCCCCCGAATGGGTTGAGCTTCTGCATGTACGGTGCGAGACCGCCGTAGTTTTCGATGTTTGCAAACGTGTCGTTGCAATCTTGAATGTCGTGCTGGCAGCCAATGTGTGCGTTCACGACAGCATTGATAGCTATGCCCTTGAGCGCGTGTGTCACTGTTGCATCGTTGCCGGCGTGCGCAATGATTGCGCGACGATGTTTGATGCCCGGTGTTGGCTCCCATGTTAGAAAGCCGCCGATAAACTTGCCGTCTGCCTGCGATGAAAACCCCGTGCCGGTCAGCACAGTGCCTGATACGCCTGTCAGCGTGACCGGTGTCCTGAAGTTCTGTTCGATGACGTTGCACTCGCCGCCGTACAACTCAAAAGGACACCCGCGCCCGTACAGTCTGCGAAGGCCTGTGCGCCGTAAGCTGGTGTAGATGCTCTCGCAGTGAAAGACCGCTTCCTCGCCCTTGAACGAGCAGTTGAGCACGCGCCCTGCCCAGAATGGTTGTGGCAATACGTCGCCGCGATGCCATCGATGTATTGTCAGTAGCACGACCGTTGATGGTGGCGAGCCATCGTAGAAGTCGGTCATTGGATGATCGACGCGCGTGTTCACGCTAATGTTCTGTTTGGGGATCTCGGTGCCGGCGTCTGGCTTGCTGCGCTTCATTGCTTCTGGCGCATAGGTCTTTAGCGCGACGGTTTGCTCGTCGTTTGACGTGTTGTACAGGAACGCCTCGTTGTAGACGATGAACTCGTAAAGTTCGACCGGCTCTGCGTCTTCCTCACTGCGCTCGCGAGCGTCATACGTCATGCTTTGGTCCCTTGAATGTCATGCTCACCTCGGCAATGCCTTCCGTTGGCCAGCTAATCTCTATGCTGTCTGACTCCGAGCGCATCAGCATTAGCCAGCTGATCCGCCTGAAGTCTGCTGCAACGTAATCTTGCCCAAGGCCGCTGTCCAGCAATGCCCGCTCTGTCACGCCTTCCACGACGGTTGACAGTGTACCGAGCCTGCGGTTAAAGACTGTGCCGTCAGACATTTCGATGCGAATGTCGCTGCGATGCACGTTACCTGCTGCCAGTGAGACCAGTCCGCTGTATGCAACGTCGAGCGCCAGACTTGATTCCTCGTATGAAATTGCTCGAAGATCCTCCGCCCAGGTTGGTATCCATATTGATTTCTGTCGGCCGCGCCGGCTCCACACGAAATTGTGCAATGCCTCTGCTTCTGTGCTATCGAGAGCTGACCATAAAAAGCGCAGCGTCGGGAACGCCTGATCTGACTTGTCGAAGACGTTTGTCGGTCCTGTCTCGTAGTCGATCAGTGATAGCAGTCGCGTGTGATCAAGCAGTGGTGGCGTACGCCAGTTTGGCTCATCGTCCAGCAAAGGCCTTCCACGATAGCTTTGCCCGGCTATTTCCTCCCTGCTGACTTCCTCAACTGTCTTGAATCGCGCGCGCCCGCGTGCGTAGTCGGCTGTCAGGTTCTGGAAGCCGCGCGGTTCTTTTAAGTGTGCTGGCCTGGCTGGATATATCTTTGTGTTGGCCGGCCAGTTGTTTGCGAGTTCCGCGCCGAGCACAAGCCCGGTTGATGTAAGCGATTCGATTGGCTTGGCCTCGAATGTGCTGTTCTCGCCGAGCAGGATTGCAAGGCCATCGGCGTGAAAGTCTGTGTTGGCGTGGTCGACCTCGACCTCAGTGTCACCAGCTGACGCAGCTGATAAAAGCGCCCGCCTGTCTGGCCACTGCGGCAATGCAAAGATGCGCCCGCCTGCGTTGAATAGCGTGTTGTCAAGCAAGCGCCGCTCGTCTGCGCTGGCATCAAAGGTGAACTCCCACTCGACGCGCGGTGATCCGCGCAGCTGCCGGCGTTGCTCCTTGCCGCTGTAGCTTCGCTGCACGTCTGTTTTCCATTGTGGCCGCTCGATCACTGGATCGATGTAGTTTGGCTCGAGTGTCCAGCCAACGACGCGGATGCCTGTTACAAACAGCGTCGACTGTGCGCCTTCAAAATCGAACGTGTAGCTGGCCTCGATATCGGGCGGACCTAATGGCGATGCTGTTAGCGTGTGCGGCTGGAGCTCGTCGGGCAGGTACGGCACTGGCGTTGCAGCTGGATCCAGTGTCAGGCCGGTGTCGTCGACCGCCGTGATTGTGTCGAGCGTCTTGCCTACGCGGTAGGAGTTCCAAACATAGAACTCGCGGTCGACTGCTGACGGTACGAAACCGAAGTCGATTCTGTTCGTTGGTAGGAACCAGATGCCGTGGTAGAAATCGTCTGTGAATGAGCCAATGTTGAAAGCGTCTATCAGCTGCGACGATGGCACGCGCGGCTGCTCGTTGACTAATGGTGCGCTCGCCGTTGGCGGCCGATTCTCCCATCCCTGCGTGAGTATTGGAATTGCGGCGTTGAACTGATTTGGATCAATATTCGGATTGTCGGAGACTGCTCCAACATCGCCGATATGAAATGCGTTTATGACGGCCATTGACTAACCGCTGCCAGAGTTGCGGCGCATTGCGAATCCATTAAGTCCAGTCAAGCCTTCGCGCTGCCAGTATGGGAACACGATCCACTCATCGCCGTGGAGCTCGTAAACGTCGCCCGGGTTGAAGTTGTCGATTGGGATGTGGCGCATGTGCGGTTGTCGGCCGATGATGCACCGCTGTCCCGCGCGCGGCGTTGACAGCCAATATGGCAGCATGACGCTGACCTCGTTGTGCGAGTTCGGGCTGCGATCGGCAAGCGGTGTCCAGTGAGTGTTTCCCGTCACATCGCGAACCGTTCTTGAGCCTCCACCCAGGGTGCCTGGGTTTGCCCATGTGTTGTAGGCCCACGACAAATCATCAAGCTGGCCCTCTGATGTGCCGGTGATGATGTGCAGGCGCGAGTTTGAGACCGGCGCTGCTTGCATATCCTTGTTGAAATCATTATCCATCCTGTGCCACGGCGCGAAACTGCGAACAGTGCTTGTTCCGTTCAGACTGTAGCTGGCGAGCGCTTGCTGGAAGCCGCCTGTTGAGACCGCTTGTGAGCACCCGCTGGCACTGATATAGCCGCCGCCAGTCCATACGCCATATTTTCGTATCTCGCCGAACGTCATCCACTGATAACTGATCGTGCCGGTCTGCAGCACGATGCCAATGACATCAGGATCTGTGTAGACAAAAATGTGATATGTGACCGGGAATGAAATCGCGATGTAATCGCCTACTACGAGGCCGGTTGTCGGCTGTGCGCCGATGTAGACCTGATTCTGCCGCTGGTTGTTTCCGGAGGACAGGATCGGCATCAGCTCGACGTTGCTGCCACCATCATCGAATCGCTGATCGAGCATGAGTGCGGGCCCTGCAATGTTGACGCCGCCGTACTCTTCAGGATCAACCGAAGCCTGAAGGTCTGCAACGGTGCGCAGCGTGTAGACGTAATCGCGGCCAATGTCGAGTATCAGTTCATCGCCTGCGTCTGGGCCTGTGCCGGAATGTGCTGCGATCGCTGTGTTCCAGCCGCCTATTGCAGCTGCTGTCTCGATCTCTGCAAGCACCGCTTCCAACTCGGCTGCGACACCGGTGTAATAGCTTGTTGTTGGCATTAGTCGAGCCTCATTGCAATGTAGTCATTCTCGGCGGTGCGGAATACGTTTTGAAACACCACGTAATTGATGCCGTCGATGACGAACGTGTTACCGGCAGCCTGCCCGAAACCCGGGATATGAAACAGACCATCGACCTCGGCGATCACTGACTGGCCGCCTGATCTGCTGAACTGAATCGGCATGATCGGATAGTGATCGCCGTAGGTTTCGCGAAACGGCATGCCGAGACTGTCTGGCCATGTATCCAAGTCTATGAGGTAGGTGCCCTCGGTGAAGCGGATCGGCCTGAGCGAACGCGATGCGCCGTGCGTGAACAGATTATGGTTTGCGCCAACGTTGGACCAGCGTGTCGAAACTGGCGAGATCTCCGTGCCTGCAACCATCATCGGCAATTGATACTGAAGCGGCGTTGCGTGTGGCTGCAGCAAACCGCAGTGCATGATCTGATCGACCGTTGAGACGCGAAAGCCGACGATGAAGCGCCTGCCATCTGCTGCGATCCAGTACGGAGTGTTCTGGTCCCATCCATGCACTGCGCGCTCCGGTCCTGCGCCTGGCTGCGTGTCCCATGATACGCTGGACAAGTAACCGAGGAATGGCCTGCACGCGATGTTGAACCAATCGGATTGTGCATCCTCGTAGGCGCGCAAACCGACAAATACATTATCTGCGCCTGCAAGGCCTTTGCCGCGAAGGATTAACTCTGTGTCAACGACCTCGCCGCCATACTCCATGACTTCCCAATCCTGACCGGCCGCGACCAGGCTGCTGTCGGTGCTGAGGAACGCTTGAATCTGGTCGATTAGATCCAAGTAGTCTGTGGCTGTGCCTTGTGTCGTTGCGGTCACGTTCGCTCCCTAGAATTGCTTCAGCTTGTCTGCGTTCTTTTCGATGATGTTCAGGATAACTTCTTCTCCTGATGCCGTGTCCAGTGCTGCTAGCGCCAGCTGCGGATCAACGACGTTGACCATGCGAATGTTCTTGCCACCGGCTGCTGACTCCGCGCGGTCGCCAATTTGCGCACCGCCGCCGATTAAACCGCCTGCTTCGAAGCGCGGCATTGCCATTGCCTGCTTGAGTGTGAAGCTGCCAGAGTTCCATGCTCGCAGAAAGCTCAGTGCGCCCGGCTCGGACACTGCCGAGCGCCGCATCATGAATTCGCCTTGTGCTGCCATGATTGGAATCTTGTCCGGACCCGGGACTGGCAGCGACGGCCCGACGATATCGCCGCCGCCTGCATAGCCGCGAATGTAGCCGCCCGTGAAGCCGGTTGCGACGGCTGACGCTGCTGCACCGCCACCGCCACCGAACGCGCGAAGCAATGCAAACACTGCCTGCCTGGCAATTATTTCTGATGCGATCTTTTGCAGTGTTGCTGCGACTGTGCGCGCCAGCGACTTGAACGCATCCTCAAGGCTTTCAACATCCTGAATGTTCGATAGCAGGCCTGCTAGTCCGTCCTCAAAGGCCTCAAGCCCCGCGTTTTTAAGGGCTGTTGTGGCGTCGGTCGCTGCGATAAAGCTCGCCTCGATCTGCCTGACTGACGCTGCATAGGCCTCTGCCTGTGCGATGAGCGCTGGATCCCCGGTTGCCTCTGCTGCTGCGACTCCTGCAGCGGCCAGATCCTTGAGTACTTGCAGCCGCTCGCGTTGCAACTCGATCAGTCGTAGCTCGCCAGTGAACTGCGTTATCAGGCCCGCCTCTTGGTCGAGCTGGATCTGCTGTGCGTCGCGCGAGAACGCCTGTAATGCCTCGCTGCCTGCGCGTGCTGCTTCCTCGAAACCAAATCGCGTTGTGCGGGCTGATACCAGGTTGCCGACAATTGCGTCGATTTCCTCTGCGGTCTGGCCGGCGCGAATGCCAAGCTCGCGAAGTTCACGAACCTCTTTTGCAAGGTTGGCGATGAAGGCATCGTGTCGACGTCCTTCGAGTTCTGCCAGTGATGTTGCAGCGGCGTCCTGCTCGTCTGACAAGTCACGCGACGATTGGATGCGCTCGCCTTCGAGTTCTGCAATCTCGCGCGTGAGTGCGAGGCGGCGAACAGCGATCTGGTTTTCCAGCGTTGCGATCTGCTGTCGCGCGCGTAGTCGCTCTGCATCCGCTGTTGGGCCGACCGATGTTGTATCGATTGATGCTTCGACCGCTGCGGCCTGCAATTCGAGTGCGACGATTTCCAGTGCAGCGGTGCGCTTGATTAACTCCAGACGCTTGTCGAGGAATTGCTGCAGGCTGATCAGGTTCTGATCGAATGCTCGTTGATTGGCTGATTCCTCCGCTGCGAGGCGTTCTTTTTGCAATGCAAGTTCTGCTGCCGAGCGTGCCTTTGCTTCTTCGAGTCGTGCTTTTGTTAGCGCCTTGTCGGCCGCGATGACTGTCTCGCCCTGTATTGCAACGGTCGACTTGACCTCTGCCTTTGGTGGGTCGTTGACAAGATCATTGACCAGCTTCTGCAGGTTATCATTGATGTCCTTGTCGCCTTCTGCGGCAATGCGTTTTAGGTCAGCGAACCCTTCTTTCAGGATAAATTTTGCTTCGCTGAAATTGCCCTTGATTGCTGCAACGACCGCCGCTGATATTGCGCCGATTATCGTGCCGATCAGGTCGAACTGGGTTGTTACGATGCCGCCGAGCAGACGGAAGATGTTGATCACTGCGTTGATTGTCCGCCCGACAGCGCGGCCAAACTTGCGCATCGAGCTGACGCCCTTTCCCTCGGTCTGCTCCGATACCGTTGTCATGGCCTGCGTTATTGACGGTGCCAGCTCGCCGACGAATGCCAGTGCTGTGCCGCGTACCTGCCTGGCCAGATCGCCCATTGCATCGTTGGCGGCCGTCGTGTCTGCGACCAGCTGGCCGCTGATCAGGACGCCGAGTTCTTCAGCGCGTGCGCGAGCGCCTTCTAAGCCTTTGTCTGCAAGGTCTTGAAGGGTTGGCAACAGGCGTGCGCCAGCTTCACCGAGTGCTGCTTTTGCCAGTGCTGCTTTGCGCGCTGGATCCTCGATCTTTGAAAGTGCAATGGCGACCTTCTCTGCGACTTCGACTGTATCCAGGTTGTTGAAGTCTTTGGCACTGAGGCCGAGTTCTGCGAATGATGCTGCTACCGCGCTGTTGCCGTTACGCAGTGCGCGCAGCTGCTCCGCCAGCCGTACCAGTGAAACGCGAATTTCCTCGTTGGTCGCGCTGTTCGTCTCTGCAAGGTTTGAGAACGCCGACAGGTTTTCGACGCCAGCGCCAGTTACTTGCGCGAGTTTGCCCATTGCATCGGCTGTTCGTAGTGCGCTTTTGCCGAGTGCGATCATGCCGCCGACTGCCGCTGCGAGGCCGAGCGTTGGCAGCAATTTCTTGAGGCTGGCGCCAGCCTTGCCGAGCGAGAGCAGGCCTTTCTCGCTTTGCTTCTGTGCCTTCTTGCCTTCGACCTGCACTTTGCGCAGACCGGCGAGCACTGCCTTGATGCCTTCCGGTTTTAGTCGGACTCGAACGTCAGGGGTGCTCACAGTTTGAACCTCGATTTAAGCAGTGGCGGAATTGCAGGCGGATTGCCGGGCTTTTTAGCCACTGTCGCGCGGATCTGCCAGAGCAGCGTTGTGTGACGCCACTCGGTCAGTAATTCTTGCTGCAGGATCTGAATGTAAATGGTAAGCACCTCGGCAAGTGGCCAGCGTTCAATCGTTGCCGGGGCGCTTTTGCAATGTACTGCTACTGCCCGGACGAAGCCCGCCCATTCTCCGCAGTTTAGTGCGCCGCGGTCCTGTTCTGCGTTGTCGGACTCACCATCTCCACCGCTTGACTCAAAGAGTTCTGGGAAGCGTTGAATAAGGCCAGCCCTTGCTTGAAAAAATCCATCACCAGATCAAGTGCCAAGCTGAGAATTTCTGCCTTGTCCTCTGGGCCCTGCAGACCCTGTAAGAACGTGCTTGTTTCCCTCGCAATTCGCAGACCCCAGTCTGCTTCGCCCTTGCCTGCCGGCAGCAGATAGCCTGCCAACAGGTCGTGAACTTTCAGTGTGTCGACGATGGCGCAATGCAGACGCAACAAATACTCATCGTCTGTCTCGCCTTCTATTTTTGGTAACACGCGATCCAAGCCTGTTTCCCTCATCAACTTCATCACGTAGTGCTCATTGAGCGATGTGATGGCCGCGTAGTTGACGAAGGAAAACAGCTTGCCGCCGAGCTTAATGTCCCCACTCATGCCGCTTACCCCTTGCTGCTGATTTACGCTGTGATGCGTTCGTAAACGCCGAACGGATCGTCTGGATGGTTCACTGAATCGTCAACGACTGCCATTGTCAGGCTGTACGTGCCGTAGTCGTCACTGATCAGATTCAAGTCGCCATCCGGTGCAATGTTGACGCGCCAGACTTCGAGCCTGTCCTTTGCTCCATCTGAATCGTCGTTTGCATCGTCGGCCAGATAGACAAGGTGACAGATTGGTGATGCGATCTTTGCGAGCCGCAGCTGATCGATGGTGAGCAGTGGCTGGTCGTAAGTCACATCGAGTGTGTCCAGTGCAACAACAGTTCCGCCGACAAGCGGTCTGATCAGACCGAACTCTGCATCAAGCGAGTAATCGGTATCGAGCACAAGTGTATCGGTGCCGCGAGCAACCACGACTGCTGTAACCTGTCGTGCGCCGATCTGGTAATAACGACCCAGGGTGACGTTCGTGAACTGCGCATTCTGCGCTGCGAGTACCGCCTGATTCTTGCTGTTTTCCTCTGCAAGCAGGAACTTTCTGAGCATCTGGAAACCAAACTCATCCAGCGCTGCTGTGATCGTGTAGGCAATCTGCGTCACTGCGCGAGCAATGAGCGGTGCTGACTTTTGCGTGGCAGAAAATTTCTGCACTGTCGTTACGTCTGCTGACATCGTGATCGCCGTGCAGTTGCCGGCGAAATCAAAGCCCTGCGCTACTCCGGCGACCAGCTGGTCCAGAAGCAGTGAGCCCTTTCCGAGTTTGAGTTTCGAGCCGTCTGCTGGTAATGGCATCTTGATTACTCCTGATAGTGGTTGATCGGGCGGACACTTGGCGACCGCATTGGGGCGTAGAGTACAGCGTAACGACCGCCGCGCAAACTGGCGCGCGCGAGATTAGGCCTTATGGCGAGGATCTGAATATGCTCTGTGCGAGCAGTGCCAACTCCTTCGCTGGCGGTGCGTCGGTTGCACATATCGGCAAGTACGGTGCGTCTGGCGCCACCCAAGTACGCGGGAAGTCTTGATGGTGCGCCGTTGGATACAGTGCAATTGTTGGTGTCCGGAAGTGGTTTGCGAGGATCGTCATGCCCGAAATAACACCGACGACAATGCAGGCTTTCTGAAGGATATCCGCGACTTCTGGCAGCGTTGTCTTCGCGGTCAGGTCCTCATACTCGACGCCTGCTGCGTTTGCTGTTGCTGCCAGTTTCGCGCTGAATGGCGCGTCCCATTGCGCAGCGATCAGCGTGACCGGGCCGACAAGCCTTGTTAGCGTTTCGATCAGGGTCAGCCAATACGTGATGCCACCAAGATTGCTCATCCATGCCCGATTGATTGCCTCACTGCTGGCGTACACGACTACACGCGGCTCGCCCATTGGCTTTGTTCGCACCTTGAAATCAAGATCCATGTCCAGCTCTGGCAGCCAGTTTGCCAGTGGCTCGCCGCGATCAACGACTGTGTTCGGCCACATGATGCAGTTGGTTCCGCCCGGACCAGGTTGCGCAAAGCCGCTGTTGTTGTGCTTGAGCACTACCGATGGGCTGAACGGCAGAAACGATGACGAGTCAACAAAATCCACCATGTCTGACCACAGTGTAGAGCGGCCCGGACCAGCTCGTTGCACGCACAATTCAACATGATCTACGCCGTGCAGCTCGCGATAGGCCTGCAGCTTTGTCAGGCACCAATAAACGTCACCGACACCGGGCGGCACAGCGATTGTGTGCTTGTTCATGCTTCGTTCCTTATGCGCTTTGCGTACACGACAAGCTTGCCGGGTATTGGCCGCGTGACTTCGATTGGTGTGAGCGCTGCCATGCCGAGCATGTCTTTCAATGACTGTTCGGTGAAGTACCAAGGGTGCTCTGCCTTGAAGTGGTGGAAGCCGTTTGGCTCTGCGACGTCGGGCACGTCGACGACGATCAGTCCGTTTGGATCGAGCAGATGTTTGCCGGCGTGGTCTAGCTCTGCTTGCGGGTCGAGGATGTGTGCAAGCACATCGTGATATGTCACCAGGCTGCTGCGGATCTTGATCATGCGTGCGCTGCCGGTTAAGACGCGCCCGCCGAACATCGCCGGATCTGGATCGATGCCGATTGCCCGGATACCCTGCTTTGTCAGGTAGTCGGCGAATGCACCGTTTGAAGCGCCAACATCGAGCGATGAGAACAGGCTGATCTTGTGTGCCTCTGCCACGCGCATGTATTCCGTCCAGCGTGCCCACGCGACCGATTTATCATGTTTGTAGCGATCTTTGTACGGAATGCAGCCCGGATGCCGGTCTGCTGCAGCATGGTATGCGCCGTAGTACTGGCCCTCGTAGTCTGCTGCTGACTGATCGCTGTGCAGGCGGATGACGCCGCAATCGCAGACCAGAAACTGCAGGTCATTGCGCTTGAACTTGCTGTTTTCCAGTGTGACTCCGCAGACGCACTGATCGAGCAGGCTCATTGCAGGATGACCACGCAAAGACCGAAGCCGACGCTGTACGCGCGCATGGCGGCATTGCCGTCGCCAATCTCTGCCAGTGCTGGCGGGATGCAAAGCGCGTCATCGAAAACGAGCACCGCGCCCGGGCTGAGTCGCCTGCGCACCGCTGCAAACTCACAGAGCACGCCGCTGCTTGTGTGGCAGGCATCAAAAAACACCATGTCGATGTCTTCGACTACTTCGGCTAGATGCTGGTCAGCGTCCTTTGTGTTGCCAGTGACGAGGTGGACATTGTGATGCGCGTCGAACTTGAGCAGCGTGTCTGAAACGTCCTTCATGTTCGCCATTGCGTAGCTGTCGATCGACAAAAGTTTTGCACCTGGTTGCAATGCCTTGGAAATGAAAATCGTGCTGCAGCCGTGGTAGGTGCCGAGTTCGAGCATGCGCTTTGGCTTGAACTGCCTGACCAGCTCGGCGAGCAGGAACAGCGAGGCGTATCGCGCGTAACCGCTCTTTGTTGCCAGATCCAACATGCCTGCGAGATCGTCTAGTTGTTTTTGCTTTGCTCTGTCTGTAGCCATGTCAGTATTTTCCCCGCTGCTGCATCTGGTTCGATGCGCTCTGCAATTTTAAGATGATTGTCGAAGTCGGTTCGGTCTGCCTTTGAGTGCCCGTCGTAGATTGTCGCTTGTGGCACTCCGAGAAATCCTGCCAGCATCATAATGCCGTTTTCCAGTCCAATGAAAGCCCGAGCGCCTGCCAGTTCGTGTGCAGCGTCAACGAATTGCATGCCCTGCACAAACTTTGTGGTGCCAGGAATCGGCCTGTCCCATCTGCCGCCTACCTGTCGAACTTCGTAGCCAACTACCTGCAGGCGTGTTGCCAGCTTGCAAAGATTCACTGTGCCCCACTCTTTGCGGTGCCGGTCGCGGCGCTTCCCCTGACCGAGCATGACGATGTAATCGCCTGCGCGCCGAATGATGCCGAAGTCTGGAAAGACGTGTCGCTCGTAATCGATATCGAGATCCGTCTGCTTGTTCAGGTGTAGCAGCATTGATTCGATGTAATTGGCTGGCGGGTAAGCTCTGTACACCAGGTTGTCTGTTGTGCCGCGTGTTTCTCGACCGCCTTGCCCGAGCGTGTAGATCACATCGGATGCTGCGAAGGCCTCTGTGACGAATGCCGGAAGTGCTCGAGCGGACTTAAAATCGACGAACGCCTGAACGTCCGGGCGCTGCCTGTTTACGAACTTCAAGCAGTTGAGCGCCATCAGCCAGTCACCGATCCCTGAGTAGGGTCGCTGCAGTCGAATTGATTGAGTCATCGCAACAGGCCTCTGCGTGCCGGACCGGTTTGTTCGATCAATGACGGGTCTTGCTGTGCATCGCCAATGACCTGCAGCGAGTCTCGCCATCGATGTTTGTCGGCGTGCGCTATCTCAAGCACATCGCCAGCGGCGTACAGGATTGGTGTGGCGCGAACGTCGGCCGTGAACTTGACGACAAGGCCCGCTACTTCTTTGTAGATGTTGGCGGCCGTCTCTGGATCTGCTGCCGGTTTCTGTGCGTCATGCAGGGGAAATATGCCGCTGTCGACAAGCGGCCCGCCGAGCGAACGTACATCGCCTGTGACGATGTTGCGCAGGTGCCGCCAGTGTGTCAGGTGCGTTGACAGTGGTACGCGAACGCCGGTTGACTTCGCGCCTTTGTCCTCTTCGTAAGTGCCGCCGACCCAACAGTCCATGCCGGCGAGATAGATTGGTGAGCAACCCATAGCCCAGGCTGCGTAGGTTGCCATCATTCCCGATTGGTGAACGCGCTGCTCGAAGATGCGGATCTCGCCGAATCGTTTTGTGCTGATGAGTGGCGTTGGCCATTTGCGCATGCGCGCTTCGATCATGTCCAGACACAGCGCGTAGTCGCATGCCCAGTTTGCAAGGCCGTGATCGTTTGATGAGAAGTAGATTGCCTCGCCCGGTGGTGGGCACATTTCAATCTGTGACGAGCGCGAGATCCCGCCGCCGATAATGACGGCCGGTTTGCCGTAGTGAGCGTGTACGAAGTTCGACAAAGGCCGCTGCAGGCCTTGCCGATTTAGTGTCGCTGCGTCAGGTCGTTGATTCTTGTTTGATGTGGCGCTGTCCAGAGCGTGATATACGCACCGTGGACCCGTTCCATTGTCGCTGTTTCCCACGTTGTAGGTCCTTCTTCAAGTTCGTGAGTGAGCCCGCTTAACTTTTTGCCGCCGAGCTTGTTGACCATCCAGTCGCGCACTATTTCCAGTGCATCATCGATGTCGGCTGGATCATCTGTAGTCGTGACGACTTGCACGGCGAAAGAGTGATCGCGCTTGACGGTTGTGCTGCCAGGTCCTCCCGCGCGTGTCGGCCGCTCATTGTGAAATAGCACTGCTGCTGATATTTCGTCCTCTTCAAGTTCTCGGTCTGCCTTCCAGCGGCGTGTTGTGAATTCAGCCGGTGTGCCTGATTCGTTTAACGTGAGAATAATTGCATTTCGGATCTGCTGCAGGATTGTCATGCTGGCCTGCCAAGCTCAAGTATCACCAGACCTGATTCGTCGCCCTTGTCAGGCACGCGCCTTTGAAACTGGAAGCTGCCCATGCTGATGCGTTCTCCCTCACGATCTACGCCTTCGACCTTGACGGGCATGCCGCGCTCAAGGTTTGCAACTGCTGTTACCAGCTGGCAATCGAAAGAGATGTTGAGGCCGACAAACGTGCCATCGGTCATGTTGATTTCGCGAGGCTTGTTGCTGAAAACGCCCGGAACTTCGACGGAGCCGGTGAGAAGAAACTCACCAAGCTCCGCGAAGATTTCCGCGTCTATGCGACGCTGCTCTATTGCAAGGCTAGACACTTAGGTCATCGTTAGACTGAACCTGCGTGTCCAGTGAGCAGTACGCGCGGTCGTGTGCAGTAATGCACCGGATTCGACTGCGCATCAATGTCGACCCAACGATCTTTTGGATCGACTGTTTGCTGCGCGTAGAACGGCAGGCCGGTCGTGTTGACGGTTGACAGGAAATTGCCCGGTGCGAACGCCGCATCGAACAAGCCGGGTGCACCAAGTGGGAAGAATCGCGCTTCATCTGTAGGGATGTAGTCGATACCACCAACTGAACCGCGATACTCTTCGAACATGATGCCGGCGTAGGCAAAGGTGCGACGTGCGAAAGACTCACGCAGTGCCTGACCGTTCTGCCAGCGTTCGTAAGCTGCGATCGTTTCAGTGTGACTGATCAGCTTGTCCATGAAGTCAGCACCGACCAGCGCATGAATGCCGCTGTAAGGAACTGCGCCCAACTCGTCTTCAATCGTGCGCTGAATTCCGTGGCAGGCGATTCGAATTGCTCCGCGTACAGGGCTGGCGGCATCCAGATCAAACGGGATTGCCGAGATCTTTGAAACACCGAACACGCTGTACAGGTCGTACAGTTCGGTTGTTCCGTCTGCATCGAGGATCACGCCGTTGAGCGCGCCCATGCGATGAAACTCCAGGGTGGCCTCGAAACTCTGACGAATGGTTGTCAGTTTTTCATTGACCTTGCCCTGAATCGATTGCAGCTGATTCTCGCTGCCGAACTCGCGGATGTTCTGGATCTCATCTGCGTGCAAGCGATCTTCGACTGGCAGGTGAACCGCGTTGATCGGGATCATATCGCGGCCAACATCGACATTGCGCTTTGCTGGTGCTCCGCGCGGTCGTGCTTCTACGAGGTACAAGACCCCATTGCGTTGCTCGATTTGCGCCGTGGTTGTCGTGATGCCGAACGAGCGAAACAAGTTCATTGCTCCGATGCGTCCGGGCACAAACGGCACGTTGTTGATGGCGGCTGTCAGCGAACGTAGGCTGAAACCATCTGCTTTGAAAACGTCAAGTGCTGACATACTCGTATCTCCGGTTAATTATCGTCAGTTGCTGTGGCGTGCCGCTGTTACGACCGCAGCTTAAAGTTGAGTGCCAACAGATCGACCCGCGCTGCAGCTTGTGCTGCCGCGTCCTGCCCTGAGTCAAATACCAACCGGCCATCGTGGAGCTCTGCTGGTCCGACCAGAAGGGCAGCGCCTTCAACGTCTGCCAGTGATGCGTCAACATCGCCGTACAAGACGCCTGCTGCTGCTTCTGTGCCGTCACTTGCGCCATTGTCGTAGGCAGCGTACTTGCTGCTTGCTGTGATTTTGCCGATGACTGCACCGGCCTGCAGGTCTTGTCCAGAGACAACGGTAATCTGTTCGCGCGAGTAGTTGCCCAGCTCGCTGACAATGAATCCGCCATCGTGTGGTAGGAGTTCGCTTTTCATGTTTTGCCCTCTTGAAAGTGGTCAGGTGCTGCCGTTGCGGCGAAAGACTAGCCGTTCAGGTTGCCGTTATAACCCGAATTGAGTTTGCCGTAAATTGCCTGCGTGTCGACGACCGCCTTTGGCGCGGGTGCGGCGACGGCTTCCTGTGCGGGTATTTCCGGGCTGCCGAGGGCTTCCATAGCTGCGCCAAGCTGCGATTTACTCTGGTTCTTCGGTGCTGCTTCGAGCATCGTAAGTGCCTGATCTACTGCCAAGTCTGTTGTGAAAGCGAGGTGGGTTGCGAACTCTTCGCGGCCCTTTGCATGCTCCGATCCGGTAATCGCCTGAATGCGCGTGCGCTCATCGGTGAAAGCCGATGCTACGGATGCTGCAAGTGCTGATTCGTGCTCGTCTTTTGCTGCTTCTGCGACAGCCGTTTCGCCTTCTGCGCGCGCTGTTGCCACGGCGGCGTCGAGCTGTTCCTGGTTGAAAGTCTTCATACTCGTTTCCTCTTGGGTTGCCGTGAGGCGCGTTGTGCTGCCTCGCCTGATGCTCAAATTATGGACCTCATTCGCAAACGTATTTACCCTGTCTGCCAGGCCTGCGTCCAGTGCTTTGCGGCCCATAAACATCCCTGCTTGCGTGGATCGTACCTGTTTCTCGCCCATGTTGCGGTTTCTTGAAACTGTTTGGGTGAACATTCCGTACAAGATATCGATGTTTTCCTGCCACTCTGTCTGCGCCCGCTCGCTCAGTGGCTCGAACGGATTGCCGTCGATCTTCTTGTCGCCAGCAAACATGTATGTCACTGCGACGCCGCGATTCTCCATCTCTTTGCTGCGATCGAAGTGTGCTGCGACGACGCCGATAGACCCGACTGTGCTTGTCTTTGTCAGGATCACCGTGTCGGCCGCTGATGCCAGTAGATACGCTGCGCTGGCCGCGTACTCATTGGCGATGGCGGTGATTGGCTTCACGCCTCTTGACTCGAAAATCCTGTCTGCCAGTGCAAAGCAGCCTGAGACCTCACCGCCCGGTGAGTCCACCTCCAAGATAATCTCGTCGACTCGCTCATTGTCCATCGCGTGCGCGTACATATGCTCGATTTGCGCATACGAAGTCATGCCTGACATGCTGTTCATCCAGCTTGAGCGCTGAACCAGCGTGCCGAACACTGGCACGATTGCAGCGCTGCCAAGCTCAAAGTAACGGCCATCGCGATTGTATTGCGCTGCTGATCCGGCCTGCATAACGACCTTTTCCAGATCGGCTTCGCTCTGCTCTTTGGTGCGGATCTGCAGGTCTGCTGGCGGCGTTTGCATGTCGAAGTCGAGGCGAGGCCCGAGCACATGCAGGATCTGCTGCAGCTTGTCTTGCTGAATCAACAGCGGTGTATCGAATATGCGTGCCGCTAAAAGCGTACTGCCTTGTGGCGCCGTCTTGTCATTCATCGTCGTGCCCCTTTGCTTGCTGCTCGTCCTTCGTGTCCGGAACTAACGTCAGTTGCGGCCGTAACCCGCATTGCGTCGCGATGCGCCTGAGACAAGCAGTCTGAAATGAAATGAATGATTGGCCGCGAAGCGTTTGCTTTTGCCCGGGCTTCAGTTGGTCGATCCATCGAACATTAGTCATCGTCTTTTTCCTCGTCTGGATCTTCGGCTGGCTCGTCTGGATCCGCTGGCGGAACCGTGTCGTCCAGCTCGTCGCGAAACTCTTGCGCCTGTTCCTCATCGATCTCGCCTTCATCGAGCATCTGCTGAATTTCGTCCTCTGTCTCTGGCGCTTGCGGTGGCTCGTCAGGATCTGGCAATGCCGGTGCTGCTGGCCCTTCGCCTGCTGGAGCCAGGCTGATGCCGTGCAACTCTTCAAGCTCGCGAATGCGCACTGCTTCTGCGGCCTGCTGCTCCAAGACCTCTTCCCAATCCAAACCTTTTTCTGCGCACTCTTTTTCGAGCGTTGTGGTCTTGTTCTTGAAGGCAACTGCGATCGCCTGTTCTTCTTTCATTGGATCGATGTGGCCGCGGCCCGGTCCAATCCAGATGCAACGGCAGTACGCTGCTTTTGCATCGAGAAAGTCTGGAGCTCCTGCCGGTGTTTCAACGTCGCCTTTGTCCATTGCTTCTTCAAGCCAGGCTGACATGTACTGCGTTGCGATCGCGCCTGCAATGAAATGCCGGCGACCTGAGAAAAACTTCCATGCCTCGATCATCGCTGCGCGGGCGCTTGAGTAATTCGTCTTGCTGTAGTCGCGCGAGAACTGCTCGTAGGTCATGTTGAAGCCGCCTGCCAGATGTCGCAGCACTGACTCATGAAACGAACCGAATGCAGCACTTGGATGCTTCGGCGTTTTCATTTCCAGCTTCTCGCCCGGGTACAGGTGAGGAATCTTGACGCCGTTGTAGCGGATAAAGCCGTCTTTGTGCCAGTCGCCTCTGTTCTGCATGTACTTGTCAACGCCATCGAGCCGCTTCGCTCGTGAATTCTCTGCACCAAGTGATGCGCCAATCATCTCCCATGCCACTGGTGACTCGACAACTGCTGCATACATTGCGTTGAGAACTGATGCCTGCAATGAGGATTGCTCCAACTTTTCGAGCATCTTGTGCTTGCCAATGATACTCACGATGCCGGTTTTGCCGCGCGTCTGCCCGGGTCGCTCGCCATCGAACACATGCACAACCATCCTGCGGCCCCACGGTGTGAAGCGCGGAACCTTCTTGTACGTGATCATAGTCTGGAACTGCTGTGGATCGCCCTGCATATGCGAGGCAATCCAGTAGTCTGTTGGCTCGCCCATTGGTCCGAGCGCAACGCCTGCGCGCAGCTTTTCGCTGTCGCCTTCGCCGTCTGGATTTGTCAAACGTGCCGGATCGATCTGCTGTATGCACGTCGCGTACTTTGCTCCTGGTCTGTTCGGCTGCCATTCGATTGTTGCGAGTGATTCAAAGCTGGTCAGGTAGGAACGATATGCCATCGATAGCAGACCATTGAACGTGTTGCGCATGCTCGCATCGCAGAAACCGTCCTGATCCTCTGCCCATTCCCTGAACTTTGCCTCGACGTGTCGGCCCCAATCCTTTGCAACGTCGAGCGGAATGCCGAGCGCCTCTGCATTCGGCTTCATCGATAGCCGCAGATTTGGTCCAACGATGTTGTCCAAGTGTGTTTGCACAGCGCCCGATGTGAGGCCGTGATTGCGAATCAGGTCCTGCGTGCGTGCGCGAAGTACTGGAAGCTCTGGTAGCAACTCGCCATCGCCTGACATTTCGGGCGGATACCAACCACGTAACTCGTTGCTTGCCAGGTCTGCGCCAGTGTGCGCGGTAGTCATTGCCAGCGGATTGCCGGCGATGTCGACTAACTGCGATGCTGCTGATTCGTTCATTACCAGTTCACCTCGAATGGCTGGCCGCGCTTGCTGGTCACTGTCTCGCCGACCAGATCCTCAAGCTCTGCGATGTAGGACTTCAAATCGTCCCGGTTTGCTGCCGTGTATTGGACTGTACGCTCACCGTAACGGACCGTGACCATTTTCTGGCCGGTTGAAAGCAGGTGATAGGCGGTGCGTGCCTCGACCAGCATCTCCGCGTTTGTCATGTTCGTGCCCCTTTACGAGTTTAGTGACCTGGCAATGTCCTGCATGTTTGTGCCGGAATCATCGTCATCTGGCGGTAATAGCAACCTGACTTCCTCAACGTGCGCTAAGAATACCTGCATTGCCTCACAATCCAAAAAGTCATTTGTGGATCGCTTCACCCACATGGTACGGCCTGCTGCTGTCTTCATGCGCTGCTCGGCCACGATCTGCTTGCAGTAGTCATCGCCTACGTTTTGCGGCAGAAGCCATGAGCCGGGCTGATCTTCGGGATAGTTGATGCGGTCATGCACCCAGCCCTTGAAGTAGCCTGCATCGAGTGTCCAGACCTTCATCCCGCCCCATAGTTTCTTGCCGAGGCGGCTTGTCTGGATGTCGTGCGGAGCGTAGATCCTGCGCGGATTGTCTCTGCCCTGTGTGGCGTAGCCGTTGCGGTGCAGGTGTTTTGCGACGAAATCGTATGCACGTTCCTTGCGATAACCTGAGTCGACGCAGAAAGCGTCAACGACGATGCCCTCTGCAAGTTCCTTTTCGAGTTCCTTTTCTGCGCTATCCCATACCTCTTGCTCGTCGGTCTGACCCCAAAGGTCCAAACGCTCGATGAGCAGGCTTGAAAAGCCTGCACCCCAACCGCGTTTGATCACGACCAGCTTGTCCTTTTGCACGTCGATTGTCATGAATATGAGCTGCACCCAGATCGGGACATCGCCAAAGCGATGCGCGCTGCCGTCTGACTTGGCGCGCAAGTCTTCCCATGGCGGCGCTTCGCCCTTGGTGCGGTACAACTCGCCAAAGCCTGTGTTGACGACTGAGCGAATGGTCTCCTGATCGTGTGAGCGAGCCGCGCTGATCCATTCGTGTGCGCGCTCGCCGAATGTGACCCAGGGTGATGCTAAACCGCTGACCCAGAAGGTTGCCCACTCTGCTTCTGGCCCTTCGCCTTTCACGTTGCCATCACCATCGACCCACATCCCCGGTGCCAGCATGATTCCGCGCTCGTTGAGTTCGTCCTTTGCTTCGTTTTCGTGTTGCCCACCGCACTTGGGACAGAAGACGAAGGCGTTGCGCTTTGCGATGATCGGGCTGCAGCCAGCGTCCCATCCTTTCAGGTGTCGCAAGCGTGGCGCGAAATACTCCTTGCAGTGCAAGCACGGCCAGCACCATTCAAAGCGTGTGCCCAGTTGCCATAGTTTCCAGATCGGACTTGCAAGATCGTCAGCGTCTGCCACTGCCCAATGCTCAAGGCCGGTGTCTTCGTTGAGCGTCACATCGACGTTGCCGTCTGTCGGACTGGACGTGCCGATGATGACCGAGCCTGCGTAGTTAGATGTACGTGCCTTGGCCAGTACCATCACATCGCCCTCGCCCGGGATCGGTTTCATCTTGTCGCGCTCATCGACAACGACGGTGTGCGCCGGTTGCGATGCAAGTTCTGTTGCAGATCCTGACCATGCCATGCGAAAGGTGACGCCGTTGATTGTCTTGAGCAGCTTGCGTCTGCGCTTTGCTGGCGGCCGCTTGAGACTCAGCGATGGCGATGTCTCGATCATTGCCTCGACTTGCGGCTCGATGACGTTCTCGACATTCGACTTTGTTGGTCCGACCCAAAGTACTGGCGCTGGATCATCGTCCAGCTTGCGCCCGCAGATATTCAGAAGGCCTGCGGTCTTGCCCATCTGCGTACCCATGACTGCGATGACGCCTGCATACTTCGGATTGACTGCAGCGTCGGTGATCGGGATCACATACGGGTTACGCTCTGATCGCCATGGTCCTGGCTCTGGATCACTCGGTGGAAGTATCCTGCTCTCGTTCGCCCATACTGCCGGCGTCCTCTGCCTCGGTGGTCTCACTGCCAGCGCCATGATCTGCAAAATGTCGGCTAGATTCTGCGAACTGCTCGAGCGAATCTGCGAGAGCAGTTCGGACCCTCCTAAGCTCATCTTGTTGACGCGTTCGGATTGCTGCGGCGTCTGTAATTCCTGCGTACTCATTGGCGGTCCGTCCCGGTATTCCTTCCAGTGCTGCTGTTAGCGTCGTGAAGATCTCGCTGAGTGCTTCGTGTACCTGGTCGCGCGTTATGAACTCGCCTGCGCGATGCAGGTTTTGCATTTCGACTCTCGTTGCATTGGCGCGGGCGAGGCGCTGATGCTGCGACGATCCGCTGGCGGTCGTACCCGATTGTTTCAGAAACTTTATGTAGCCTTGCACGGAACCGATCAGCGGATACATGCCTCTGTCTTCTGACTTCGGAATAAAACCTTGGCCGGCCAGCTGCTGCAGGCGACGAGTGGTGATGCCGAGCAAGCTTGCGATTGCTTTTGCTGGCATGTCTCCGACACTAGGACCGGCCACGGTTGCTCCCGTTTTCCCGGGTTTCGCCAGCGCCCGCCAGAATCAGCCCGCCAGCGACCGGCAAACCCGCGCCCCGTAAGGGATACAGGCTGCTTTTCAGCGATTGCCATTTGCCTGATAATAGGAATGACCGGCTTCCGTTGTGGGAGCCGGGTATCTCATGGAGAGCAATATCATGGCTACAAAGAAACTGAGTGAAGCCCGCAAAGCGGCACTGGGCGTCAAGACCAACAGCGTGTCTAGCGGTACTGACGATGTGCGCAAGCGACGTGCCAAAAAGCGAGCGGCGAACAAGGCGCTGGTACGCAAACCGAAACCGGCTGCGAAGAAAAAGACGACAGCGAAGAAACCTGCTGCGAAGAAGGTTGCTGCGAAGAAACCTGCTGCGAAGAAGGTTGCTGCGAAGAAACCTGCAGCGGCGAAAAAACCTGCGACGCCTAAAAAGGTCAGCCAGATTGCGGCGAAGAAAAAGCCAGACGTGATCTGCGAAGCTGCATGCGCTGACTGCAAGGCGTCGGCCAGCAAGTCGGATATCGGAACGACCTGCAGGAGCTGCGGTCGCGGCATCATTGAAAAGCCGAAGGCCCAGGCTGCTGTGAAAAGCAATGTCACGCCAATCCGCAAGGCGGCTGCTGCCAAGCATCCGAACGACGGTAAGGACTACTCGATTGCTGACGAGGCGAAGATTGCTGGACTTTTCAACAAGGGTGCGAAGACGCCCGAGATTGCGAAGGAACTTGGTCGCAGTGTTGAGTCGATCGACAGCTACCTGAACCGGGCCACGATCCCTGCACCGGAAAAGGATAAGCCAAAGGCCGAAGCGATCACCGCTGACGAGTTGGGCGATGCAGAAGCGATCCAGCTGCCGATGAAGTTTGTTACTGCTGCGCTGTCTGTGACGCCAAAGGATGATGTTCGCTACATGCTGAACGGCGTCTACATCAAGCAAAGCGCCGACAAGCTGCTGCGCATCGTCGCTACTGACGGGTATCGGTTGTTCGTTTGCAACGTCGTGCTCGAGCAGAAAGTTTCGTGGGCACAGAAGGGAGTCATTATTCCGCGTGACCACCTTGAACGAGTCGTCAAATACCTCGGTCGAAAGGTTGAGTCGATTGAGATTGAGAGCGGCGAGAACTTCCAGCATCTGCAGGTCAACGAGATTGACGGGATTGCGACGTTCAAGTTCAAGCCTGTCGACGCAGAGTTCCCTGCCTATCAGACGATCATCGACAGCGCTGCGCACTTGTTCACCGATGAGCGTGAGGCGATGACGATGACCAGTCTCGACGGAGCGTTCGTGAAGGCTGCTGGCACCGTTGCCGGTACGCTCGGTGCTACCGGGGTGCTGCCGTTCCTTTCCAGCGACGGAAAGTCCGCCAGCGTGTTTGCCTTCAACGGAGTGCCCGAGGCCTTGCTTTACATCATGGCGCAAAAGGCGCGTGACGAAGTGCTGCCCGCTGCTACCACGAGGCTGTTTGGTAAGGCGGCGATGCAGGCCACGCTGACCGAGCTGGATGCGCAGATTAAAAAGACCAAGACCAATGCGCGGACTGCGAAGCACAAGAAGTTCAAAGAGCAGTTTGCTGCCAAGGCTGATCGGCTGCAGGTCAGAGCCGACCAACTGCGCGCGGCGCTTTCCACGAAGCTGGCAGCACCCAAGCCAGAGGCGGACACACCGGCTGATACGAGTACTCCCAAGCCTGACGTAGCTGCCGAAGCTGCTGCAACGCCCTCGGTCCACTAGAGCGGCGAGTGATACGGGCCGCGTCTGATCGTAGGCGTGGCCCTTTTTACGCTGGTAGCGGTCAACAGCGTAGTGATTGAAAATGTGACCACACACTTGAAATGGAGAATAAGAAGCGATGATTCCCCCAACTTGTAACAACCTGCCTGCTATGGGCTGCCTGTCGGCAATGCAGAAGTGCATCCGGCGAGGATTGGAGCTCGACGCGATGCGCTTTGCTGTAGAGCTGCACATGACCAGCAAGAACTTCGCGACGATGGTCACGAACCGATTGCAGATTGTCAGCCACGAAGACATCGATACGATTTCTGCGCCTTGGATCATTCCATACGTACATGCTGCCTGTGAGCAAGCGAAGTTGTGGTACGACCCGAAGAAACTCGGCAAGTCTAGAATGGCGATAGGCAACTGCATTCGCATCATGTGCCGCGCTCCGAAGGCTCGGCAAGGCGATCACTTCCACGTTGTGGCGGGACTGCAGGCGCTGATCGAGGGTTACGTTCCCGAGGTTCCTGATTGGGCAAACGATCAGCACACGATTGCTGGCAAGCGCGCTGGTCGTGGTCTCGATTACTTCCGGGCTGAGTCGACGCGACTGCATCCAGAGCCGCTTGAGCCTGACCCATACGAGGATGAGGCCTACCGGCTTTGGCACTTGAAAGCAGAACGCAAGCTGTAGGCATTGGCTGTGCTTACCTCGCGATCCTAACTCGCGAGTCCTTGATAGCCTGTAGCAGCTGGTCGTCGCATTCGCCGATGGCCAGCTGCAACTTTTCCTGCAGGCCTTGATCCTCGAATAAGTCCCGATAGTTGAGCACTGGCACATCGAGCCGGGCTGCATCGATGAGCAGTGTTGAGCGCATCTTTGCGTGTGCTACCAGCGCCTTGTCCATGAAGTTGCGTTGCTCTGGCTTGATGAAGATGCCGGCATCGGTATAGGCCTGCCATGCGTGTTCGTAGAACGACCAGACTCGTGCGCGGCGTGGCGGAAAGCTGTCCTGTGCTTCGCGCATAAACACAAAGCATCGAAAGTACTTGTGGAAGGTTGGCAGCTTGGCCGGGCTGAACACTTCCTTTGTGAAGTCGTATTGATCGATGCCCCATGTCATTTCGATACATCGGTCGATTGCCTCTGTGCCGGCGCTGATGATGTTGCGATAACAGCCTGCCAGTTCGCAGCCGAACTCGGTTGCAAGTAACTCGTAGTGAACCGGGTTGCGGATCGGGTTGAAGTACTCCATGCAATAGTTCTTTCTGCTGCTGTGCTGTGCGATTAGCGATGCCAACCAGGTTGAGCCGCTGTTTGGCAGTGTGATCATCATCAATGGTCGTTTGTCCATGTCTATCCTCTGAGGCTTGCGAGTGTGCGCGCTCGTTTCTTCTTGCGCTTATACCAGTACAGCGGATGCACCGTTGCACCGGCTGGTATTTCATCGACTGGCCAGCGCAGACATTCAAGGTGTTTGCGGTAGCTTTTCTTCTTGTTCTGGCGCATGGCCTGTATCAGGTAGGCACTGCCTGCCGGCGTCTTGAGGAAGTCACCGACCTGCAGATCATGCCCGCCATCGTAGTACAGCTTGCAGGGCGTGTAGGCCTGCCCGCGCATTACTTTTGCGCTGTCTTGTTTGTGCGCGATACCGCGATGCGAACCGCTGACGAGCTGCGTTCTTTCTGGAATGCCAGCTTGTTAAAGCTGACGTGCTTGCCCCACTTGTTGATGATCTTCTGCGATGAGCGTTTGAATATCTCGGGAGTCACCTGACCGACGTTGCCGCCTCGACCGGCGAACACTCTGCCGCAATCGAAGTAGAAACGAATGTCTGCAAAGACCGCCCTGTCTTCGAGCAGTGTGCGCAGCGCCCAATCAACATGTGCACGACCGAGCATGGTCGTGTCGTAGTGGCGGTGCCTGGCATTGCCCATGAGTCCGAAGGCGTTGCACACCGATTGCGTCGGCACGATTGGCCGTGTGTCCGGATGGATGATCGTGGTGTTCGGTGTTCGTGACCAACAGAAAGTAGTCATGCCCAAATCGCGTGTGCAGATCATCGCGTTTTCGATGATGGCCAGAATCTCTTCACTGTCGATGATGAAACGCTTGCGGCCGGTGTTCGATTGCACACCTTGAAAATCATCGTCAACTTCTACAAAGACCTCTGAGTCGATGTTGTCCATCATCCAGTTCATGACGTTTGGAAGTCCGTCCATTGCTGGATGCACAAGCAGCTTGTCGTGATCGACGAATGGTGCGTAGTCGTCTACCTCGCGTTCGTCAATACAGATGAGTGCCGTTGGCAAGAGCCAGCGTATCGTTTCCATGTTGTGCGATCGCTTGCGTGAAGGGACTACGATTCGGTAATCAGGAATTGCCATCGTCTTCATCCTTGAAAAACTCGCTGTAGTACCAGCTGACCTCTGGCGTGCCGTTGCTGTAAAAGATCGGGCTGCATGGCGGGAACGGTTTTGTTCTGGTGTGCGCCAGCTGCTCTGGAGTCTTTGTCATGATGCTGTCGCGCTGCACGTCTGCTGCGCCTGCAGTTAGTGGATGCTTACGAATTGCCATGTAACTTCTCCAGAACGCGTGTTGCTCGAATGGCTCTGGCCGTGCCCATGCGCCCGCGTCTTTTCTCCGGCTTGAGCTCAAGGCGTTCGCAAAGAACGTTGAATTCGTGCGAGGTCTGACAGGCAACGACGATGTAGTCGTAGTGTTCGTGTGGTTCGAGTGCCATGCCCTCGACAACTTTCTTCTGTGAGGCCTTGGTCTCCATGCTCTGCGCGAGTTCGCTGTCGACGTCGGCGAAGAGTCTGCGCATGAATGCGTCTTCATCGTCTGGATCCGATGCTTGCTCGAGTAAAACCTTCAGTGCCTCCGCATCCATGATCGCGAGTTCTGCGAGTGGATCGTATGTTGCCAGGAAGATCGCTGCTTCCTTGTCGTTGAGGTCGGTGATCAGCACCGGGATCAGATCATCGCCGACAATATCTTGTCGCAGGTGTCCGTCGAGAATTTCCACGCCTGCTTTCGTGTCGCGACCGATGAGAGCGCCAGCGATACCGATGCGCTCCATGATTGACGTGACTGCGGCCTCTTGCTCGTCGGGATGCAGTCGCCAGTTGAGCGGATTCTTTAGAAGATCGCTGGCCTTGATGCGGCGCAATTCGAGTATGCGATCGCGAAATCTTTGCGGCGGCGCACGCTTCTTGGCAGCTGGTTTCTTGCGACCAGGTTGCTTGCGCTTAGTCGGTGCTTTCTTCGTTGCTGTTTTCTTGCGTGACATTGGTCCCTGCCTTCCGAGTGATGTCGGTGGTTGCTGTGCTTGGTGATCGCTGCGCACTGTCGAAAAGTTCTGCCTCGAGTGAATGTTCTGGCGTGTGCGGCATGGCTGTGCTGTCGCTGTTCTGCGCTGCGTGTGGTTGCTGCTTCATTGCTGTGCCTGAGTGTCGCCGAAGCGAAACGGCGGATTTTCCGTGTGAGTTGTGTAAAACCGGCAGTTCGCATTTCCCGGCAGAGTACTGACCCCGGGAAGGACCCGCATGTGGGGCCCCGTATAGCTGTGCGTGAGACTGTCCATAAATCAACACCTTACGAGCGGCTCCCCATGCCGCATCGTAGCAGGGCTATAGGACAGGCGCGAACGTGACGCGTCAGGCCTTCCAGGATGAGCACAGAATGTTCATATCGATGCTGGAGCCACTAGGGTACATGCCCGTTTCGCCTTTCGGTAGGTGTTTTCCCATGCGGGCAGGGTGGCAAGGCCGGGCCAGATCGGCCTGATCGGGCCTGAATCAGCGACATCAGGTCCAGATCGGGCCATGGCCGCGACCTGTTTCGCTATTAGCGAAGCGCTGCTAGCTGCTGTGTTTCGTCAATTTGCTGTGAGAGCTGCTGGCGGGTTTGGCTGTGCGTTCACTGTGATGCTGACCGACTGGCTGCTGGCCGCAGTCCCTGTGACGGCCCGCGACACTGCTTCACTAAACACCGATTCGATACCTATCGCGTTGATTGCTGTGGCTCTGAAATGCCATGTTCCTGCTGCCAGGCTGTCCACTACATACGTTGTCACGGACGGGTTATCGATATCGATAATCGTCTCAACAGGTGGTATCGGTTGCGTACTAACATACAGCTTGTAGCCAGCCAGATCGATGAGCGCCGAGCCATCCGTATTCTGTGTGGGGGCAGCCCATGAGAGCGTAACGCTATCGTTGATCCACTCGCATGTGAGCGCATAGGTGGCCGAGGATGTGATCGTCGCTAATGTTTCATTACCAGCACCGCCTTTCTGGCCGCTCCATGAACCGGTTGCTGTGCAGTCACTTGCAAGCGGCGATGTGTCCGACGTAAGGACTGGGGATACCTGCCCGATCGCTGTGGTCGTGTCGGCCGAGAACGTGATCGTATTTTGTGCCGCTGCCGGCAGAGCTGCTGCAAGCAGAGCGATGACTATAAGTAGCTTGTTCATTTGAGGTCCTTAAGTTTGTGCTGAAAATTGTCTGTTTCTAGGCGTCGTCTGCGATTATCGTTACTCTCAAAACCAGCTCGTAGAGCGGTGTCGAGTCGCCGACGTCTGTGAGCGTCACCCTTGCCACGACATCGTAGGCCAGTCCCTCTGTTCCTCCGCTGACTTCCATCGGGACCTGCTGCGCGCCCGGATCATCGATGTGCGGCTGCGCGTGGTTCGTGATCCCTGTCTGGACATCGTATGCCACCGCGTTGATGCGGTATCGCAGAGAATCATTTGACATCGCCTGCGCTGTCCATGTGATCGGTCCATCGACAACGGTCTGGCCTACAACTGCCGGCCACTTCGGTTCCTTGCCGCTTGAAACGCCGCCACTAGAGACATACTCAAGACCGGTTGCGATGCGATCCTTTGGACGAACTGCAACGCTGGCTGCAAACGGCTGAGATTCCTCCCAAGTGCGTGCAAGCCTGTCCACTAGCTCGAATGGCGGAAAGTTGATGCGCTCGTCTGCGCGCTTGCAAACCTCCTGAATGCTCTGGCAATCGGTCATCTGTTTAACCTCACTCTCGATAACTGTGCTTTGCTCGTTGCACGCGGAACACTGTGCCTGGCCTGTCGACGATTACGCGCTTTTCGACTGGCCTAGGCGTGAAGAACGGTCCGCCGCGTCTGACGCCTGACAACGAAGGCTGGACGAAATGCGGAATGATCATCGCAGCTCACGCCATTTGATTGCCGCCTCGATTGCCCCAGCGGTTGAGCCGCCGATCATGCGCACTGCAAGCACAACCGTATCGCGTGTGCCGTCGATTGCCGATCCTTGGCCGCGTACTTTTCGCCAGTTCCCGGCAGGATTGTGTTGTCTGACATATCCGTGCTCCTTAGTCAGCCAGGCTGATGCGTGTGTTGCGGTGCATCATAGCCTACATTTTGCTTATCATTTCTTCTTGTTCGAAGTTGCGACGGCTCGCTTCATTGCTGCCTCGAAGCGTTTTGGGAATGCCTTGTCGAAGAGATCTGATGCCAGACCGAATGCGTCAAAGCGTTCCTCGTATCGTACCGATGTGACGAAGTGGAGCACTGTCCGGACAGCTGAACCAAGACCGCCCTCGATGCGCTCATACACTCCGCGTGGCAGGTTGTCTTTGCCGTCTGCTGCAAAATACACGCCGCCTCTGCGGCGTCTGCTGCGCCCGCGCTTGCGGCGCTTCTCTGCTGTTGAGAACTTCGCTGGATCCGGGCCGACCTGAATGTCTGCCAGCACCTTTTTTAGAATGCGCGGATTGATGTTGCCGAAGGCATCGAGCGGGAAGCTCCTGCCTGGCACTGCGAATTCGTTTGGCAGCATGACGCCTGCACCAATCAGGAAATTCTCGAACGCTTTGTGCTTGCGCGTGTTGCCTTCGATGCCTTCGATGTGATGGAACAGGTATCGAGCTGGCGGCGTGCCGCGGCTGGCGGTGTTGCGCAGAAAAACCTCTGCAACGGGATTCTTCTTGTTTGCTTTCTTAATCAGCACTGCTTTGAGCGTGAGGCGTGTTGGCCGGTCGAAGACGCGCGGGATTGCGTCTTTCCAACCAGGTTGCACGTCCTGAAATGCCGTGTCGTTGAGTGCTACTGACAGCGCGAAGGGCAGTTCCTTCTTTTCCAGTGCTGACAGCCTTGCAACCAGAGTATCTGCTGTGATTTTGGTACTGAACATGCCCGGACCTTGCGTTGTTTGTGAATGCTAACCGGGGCAGCAGCGACTCCGCCCCGAGCAGCGTTGGCACGCGGGGACCTAATCGCGGATGCCTACTGCCCGGCAAGCCTAGCACTGTCCGACGCTTAGTTCCGCCCTGCCGTTTCTGATGTAGCCATGCCAGTTGCAACCCTTGCCGGTGAGAAGCACCGAGTCTGTGCCAATCTCACCTTGCAGGGATAGCGTGCTGAAATCAGGCGTTGTCCAGCGCCAGCGGCCCGGTGATGGTGGGACGCCATCGGTTATGCCGCGATCTTTGGACCAGCAGATCACGATGTGTGTGCCGACGTTTGAATTGTTGTTAGCAACAAAGCAAAGCGGGCAAAGGAACTGGATCCCCTGCGCCTCTGTTTCCGGGCATGTGACGTGGTATGCGTGGCCGTCTTCAACTTCGTGGCGCAGCCATCTTGGTTCAAGGTCTGTGAGAGCGATGCTTTGTGTCATTGCCTGTGCTTCCTCGTAGGTGGTTCTGATTGTGTTAAGCAGATCCTCTGGCAGCTTCTTTCCCTGACCTGGCTTGCCGTCGCTGGCGCCGATGTGATCGAGGCGCAGCTCGGTGAGCGAGCAGACCTCTTCAATCTCTGCCAAGCGCTGCTTTGTCTGCTGAACGCTGGTCGTGTATGCGGCTCGCTCGATAGCATCGTGGCGGCAATCGAATCCCAAGAATTCTGCGATCATGCGCACCTTGCCGGCGTGATTGTGCCAGTGGAACTCATAGTCCACCTGCAGGACCTCTGGGCGTGATCGATACCAATCGTCGAATGCTGCGCGCTGCTGCAAGGTTGTTTGCAGGACCTCAAAATCCTGATCGCGTCTGCGCCAGATGCTGGCCGCTGCGTCGTACAGGTTGCGATCGCAGTAGATGATTTTCAGTGGTTGGCCCAGGTTGCTGTCCAGAAGCGCGTTGTGCGTCTTGATTAGCGTGTTGTAGTTGCCGTGAAGCAGGTTGTCTTGCTCGATACGCACCGCTGATGCGCCTTGCGAGTGAAGGTAAATGTCGAACTCATCGAACAAGGCCTGCACGATGTTGTAGGCGTTGGTCGGGCCGCAGCCATAGCCGCCAACAACAATGATTTTCATGTCATGCGGACCCGGTTGATCCACTCGCCGGGATAGGCGTGCTGTTCGAAGTACTCTTGCGTGCGTTTGATCATTTCGTCTGCGCCTCTGCAGATGTGCGCCTGATAGCCGAACTCAATGTAGTCTGGCAGCCAAGACTTTTGCGCGTCGCTGGTCTTGCTGCCGCGAATGCGCTTTGCCTCAAGATACAGCCCGCCGACTGTTTGGAATGGTGCGAGGATAACGTAGTCGAAGAAAC